CGCCCAGGCGTGACCCGAGCCAGCGCTCCGGGATCTGGGCGCGCTTGCCGGTCCGCTTGTCGTAGGCGGTGATCATGGGCATGACGGAACCTCCGGAGGTTCGCAGGGATGGACTCAGGACCCGGACGGGCCAGGGACGGACGAGAGGGCGAACGTGTCCAGGGACACCCACCGCGGCGGGGTCACGTCGCGGTCGATGTAGTCCCCCTCGTGGCGGACGAACACCAACGCCACGACCCGACCCGCCACCGTCAGGGCGCCGACCCGGCCGCGGGGAACGAGCAGGGCCCGAGCCGCGTCTAGGTACGTCAGCGCCTGCTCGAACGTCGACCCGACCGACTTGACCCGCACGGCCAGGTCCCACGCCGACGTCGCATCCGACAGGGGCAGATCCTCCGAGCGGGCGCCCGACGCCAGCTCGATCAGGTAGTAGACCGCTGGTGGGGTCGTGCCGGTCGGAACCGCCCCCAGGAACGCCGATCGTCCCAGGGTGGCGACCTTCACCCGCAGTGCCTCCAGTTCGGCCTTCATAGCGAGTCTCCCAGGATGTCCGCGAGAGCCTTCTCCATCCGCGGCGCGTCAGCGTTCAGCGCCCCAACCGGGTCAGGCACCGTTCCGCCACCACCGCTGGACCCGCCGAAGTACGCGAGGGACGCCAAGTCGCCCGCCATGCCGCCGGGTCCGGACACTGGGCCGATCTCCGCGGTGAAGCCGCCGTCGAGGATGTCGAACGAGATCGACGGCTTCGCGCCCTTGAACCAGAACGAGGACCCCATCTCCTCGACCATCTGCTTCTTGACCTCGACCGCGCCCTTCTTGATGATCCCGGGCACCTTGTCCACGACCCGCTGCGGAGCGCGGCGAAGGTCAGCGGCGAACGCCCGGACCTCACGGTCGTCGATGGAGGCCATCAGGACCCCTCGACAGGTTCGGGCAGGTCGTAGAACACGCCCGTCTCGGCGCCGAGCCGGTACGCCGTGGCAGCCGCCTTGTGCAGCAACGAGACGATCCGCAGCTGGTCGCCGGCCAAGTTCGGGTCATGCTCGGACGTGAGGATGGTCGCAACCATGCCGACATCCGGGGCGCACGACCCGGCGGGGATGTCGTAGCGGTAGCGGCGAATCGTGTACGTCGCGCCACCGGCCTCGGGGGTGGTCGACTGCTGGTCGTATGCCTGCACGAAGCACGGCCCGGACGCCCACGGGTGGGTCGCGGGCCAGTCCGGGTCTGGGTACACCTGGGTGACGATCTGGGAGACCGATCCGTCAGGGTTCGTGGTCAGCGGCCCCATGTAGTCGAGCGTGCTCGTGTCGGTCATCCGCGACAGGGCGAGGTCCCGCGCGATGCCCAGCCCGAACGCGGCGATGTCAAGCATTTGGCCACCGCCACGGAGCGGTGCCGAGCCGGATCGTGCCGACCCGCTGGTTGGCTCGGCCGTGCGGCAGGAGCCGAGAACGCTCGTCGTCGGACAGGTACAGCATGCCCGTGGACACGGCCTGGTCGATGGTGGCCTGGAAGTCGTCGAGGCCCAGGGACCGCAGGGACTTCGGGTTCTTCACGACGCGCAGGACCATGTCCTCGATCACGTCCTGCACCACCGCGCTCGCGACAGTGCCGGCGGTCACCCTGGCGGCCAGGGACGGCACAGCCTCGTCGATGCGCGTCGTCGCCTTCGTGATGAGGACGGTGAGCTGGGCGTCGGTGGCAGATCCGGCTGGGATGTCGACGCCGTATGCGGCGGCGCGGACGTCGGCCGCGGTCACGTTGTATGCCATCTCAGCCTCCTGTTCGGTCGGTCAGCGACCGAGTGCTTCGTCGACCGCGGCGATGATGTCCTCGCGCGACGCGTCAGGTGCGGACTCGATGCCGAGGGTCGCCGCGTAGGCAGCCCACGCGGCCTTGCTCGCGCCCCTGCCAGAGCGCGGTGGCTCGACGGGTGCGTCATCGTCCGGAGTGCCCGTCAGGGCTGCAGACGTGGCCTTCGGCATGTACACGCGGCCGGACAGCAGGTGCTCACCGACAGTCACACCGTCCGGCACCGTGTCGCCAGCACGCAGCACGAGCGGGGCCGAGGCGCCGTGGTCGCGGGTGATGTAGACGACGCCTTCGAGGTCGTCGCGGATCGTGGGCACGATGGTGCTCCTCACAGGTCGGGTGGGGGCCCCGCGGGGCGGCCGGCAGGTAACCGGCCGCCCCGCGGGGGTGGATCAGAGGACCTTCGCCGCCAGGCTCAGGTCCGCGTTCGCCAGCACCGGCATGCCGATGGCGTCGGAGATGACCTCCGCGATCATCGGCGGCTTCTCGTTGCGGTACACGCCCGCGACGATGCCAGGCTGCTCGGCGTCCTCGATGCCGTAGGACGGATCCGTCGACGTCAGGGTCTGGCCCCAGAACGTCGCGCCCAGCTCGGTGCCCTCGAAGTCGTCGACATCGACGGGCGCCGGGAGGTACAGGACCTTGGTGGCGTCGAGCACCACACCCGCCGACGTCCGCCGGTCGAACCGGAAGATCGGCGGCAGCCCGGCACCCTGGACGATCGCCTGCACGTCCGCCTCGGTCGGCGGGCGGGAGGCCGAGTTGACCAGCTGGACCTGGAACTGGTCGCCCGCAGCGAGCTGACGGAAGACCGCGGTGCTCATGACGAGCGCCCCGGGCTCCACACCGTTGCTCGCGACGTAGACGTCGTGCCAGGTCTGGAGGTCCGCGAGCCGGTCGACGTTGGTGTTGCTCGACCAGAGCGCGTTCGCCGTGACGGTGTGACCCGCTGCACGGACGAAGTCGTCCTCGGTGTTGAAGTTGTCCTGGGTGATCGTGGCCTTGCCGGTCACGAGCACCGTGCCGCGCAGCCGCTCGATGCGGTCCGCGACAGCCTGGACGACCCGCTCCGTGGTCCGCAGGATCGAGACCTGGATCGCCTCGTCCGACGCGCCACGGGTCCGGAGCTGCGTGTACTCCGAGACGGGGATGTTCTGCCCGATGGCCGGCAGCTCGAGCGTGACGCGCTTGCCAGCGGGTGCCTTGCCGACCTCAGGCTCGGCGTCGTAGGCGCGGAACCGCGCCTCCTCCACCAGACCAGCGGCACCGGCGACGAACCGGACGACGATGTCGAACACGTCGCGGTTCGGCAGCCAGCGGGCGAGGGTGCCCTTGCGGGCCTCGTAGGCGGACAGCGACTCCCGGGCGTACCCGGTGAGGTCTGCGGGGTCGATGATGTCAGTCCACAGAGCCATCAGGACCCACCTCCCCCGACCTCGATGAAGACGAAGCCAGGCGCGGCCACGACAGTGAACGCGATCGGCAGGTTGTCGACCTTGACGAGGCCGTGGCGCAGGATCGGCGCCGCGAAGTCCGCGGTCGTCGCGGTGCAGGGCTGGTCGGTGAAGACGAACCCGAGCACCTCGCCCTCGCCGCCGGTCCAGGGAGCCGCAGCACCCTCGTCGGCGACGTCGACGGGCAGACCGGACGGGATGTACCCGTTCGGGTAGTGCGTGCCGGAGGTGAAAGCGCTGACGTCGATCGTCGCGGTGCGGCAGTTGCCGATACCGTGAGCTGACCCGAGCCAGGACTGGTCACCGCCGCCGATGGTCTCACTCGTGAGACGCGGCATGGTGTTGTCCTTTCGGTGGGGATGGGCAGGGTGGGGTTACTTCTTGGCCGGGTGGCGGTCCGCGTACAGAGCACGACCGGCGCTCACGCCAGCCGTTGCCTGTGAGGTGCCACGCTTCCCCTGGCCCATGTCGGGCCACTTCTTGCCGGCGGGCGCGATGCCGTCGACGTACTGCTGCACCTTGTCGGTGTCGACCTGTCCGCCGTCGGCGGTCAGGAACTTGGTGGGGTCGAGCGGAGCGAGGATGACCTCGATCTGCTCCTTGGCGAGCCGTCCGCCCGCGGCGGCCCGGAACTCGGCTTGCACGAGCGCGGGCAGCAGTTCGCGGCGACCCTCGGCCTTCGCGGCAGTCTTGGCCGCCTCGACGGCCTTCTCCTCGTCGGTCTGCGTGCGTGCCTTCAGGGCGGCGAGCTCGGCAGCGATGGTGTCGCGGTCCGCCGTGGCGGTCGCGCGCTCCTCGTGCTTGCGGGCGTGGAACTTCCAGTACGCCTCGCGCTGCTCGCCGGTCATCTCGGCGACCGGGGTGCTGGCAGGGAACCCGTGGTCCCCGGCATCGGCCTTGCCTGCCTTGGCCGTCTCGGTCGTCGTGGCGGCACCATTGGCGGCGACGGTCGATGCTGCCGCGGCGGTCCCGGTGCCAGCGGTCGCCGTTCCTGCCGCCGCAGCTCCGGCCTCGCCCTCCATGCGGGCGTCGCCGAAGGTCCGGCGGTGGAAGTCCAGCAGGGCTGCGATGCCGCCGGGTGCGGTGAGGTCGATGCCGTGCGGGCCGAGGTTCGTGCTCATGCGTGATCCCCTGTCGGGAGTGGTGGGCGCACCCATGGCGGGTGCTCGGTTCCCCCGGGACAGCGCCCAGGGGCGTTCTCAGGCCGCGATCGCCAGACTGCGAGCGCGCAGGGCGTCGATCCGGTCCCGCTGGTAGGCCAGCGGGCCGATCACGTTCTCCCCGGCAGCCGCGCGCGCCAGCAGACCCCGGTAGGACCGCTCGAGCGACGCGATCTCCGACTCCAGTCGTCGGGTGACCTCTGCGGCCGTGGGGCCAGCCTTCGGCAGGCTCCCGACTCCCCGGAAGTCGTGCGCCCGGTCCGTCAGCACCGGACCAAGCTCGCCGTGCTGCTGGACGTTGTACCGGACCCGCTTCAGGTCGGCCGCGTAGGTCGAGGACGCTGACTCGTAGACCCGCTTCAGGTCTTCGTCATTGAGCGTCCCGCCCGGGTCGGTGGTCCTGGTCACGGGAGCGACCGTGCAGTGGCACTTCCCATGCAAGGGCGCCAGGGTGGCGATGGAGTAGATACGGTCGGCGGCGGCGATGCACAGCCCGCACGTGCCCTCGCGGGACAGTTCCGGGTGGATCACGCGACGCCACCCGATGGCCTGCGGGTTCGCCGCGAGCGACTGTCGCCACTGCTCGCGACGGGCAAGCCCCGAGTCCCAGCGGACCATCGTGTCCGCCCGCTGCAAACCCATCGTCACGGCCTGATCGAGACTCGCGCCCCGGGCCACCTGGAGGCGGACCGTGTCGGCCACCCGCCCGTAGACGGACGACCAGTCCCGGACCCCGACCCGCAGCGGGTCGTTGATCGAGATGACCCCAGCCGGCCGAGGCGACCCGCCGATTGTGGCGCCCAGGATGCGGGTCATGTACGCGTCAGCGGACGCTGCTGACAGGCGCGACGTGGACCGGGCCACCGCCCCGGCTTCGGTCGCGGCCGTGGTGATGGCCCCATGGTCAGCCCAGTCCTGCACACCGCTGAACGCCGCAGCGACCTGTGCTGAACCCTGCGCCTGGATCCGGTCCTGAGCCACGGCATCGGCGTTGACGAGCCTCGCGACCAGTTCCGGGTCCACGGTCAGACCTCGACGGGTGCAGGTTCAGCGACCGGCGCCTCGGCGGGCAGCGGTGCGGCCATCGTCGCAGCGAGCAGGGCGTCATCCATCCGCTCAGACTCCATGCGCTTGATGTCGTCCGGCCCGAACTGCCAGATCGTGCGCATCCGGGTCCGCCACGGCACACCAGACGACGCAGCCTTGACCGACGCGTCCCCCTTCTCTGCCAGGGAGTACCGGTCCGCGGGGCGCCACTGGATCCCGATGAGCGCCGGGTTCGTCAGACCATCGGCCTCCGCGATCTGACCGAGCAGGGCCATCGTCAGCGCGTGCGAGGCGCCCAGGCGACCCTGCTTGTCCTCGACCTTGGTCGTCAGGCCCTCCTTGACCAGCGACGCACCAGCCGCAGACTGGTTCACGGCGTCGGAGGAGAACATCGACATCGGCGTGAACGTCACCGCTGACAGCCGCTCGATCTCCTTGGACGCGAGCCCCGAGACGGGGGTCGTGTCGACGACCCCGGACTCCCACATCTTCGCCGTCAGCGGCAGCTTCCACAGGGCGTCCGGGGCCGACTGGAAGAGGTCGGTGTAGTCGATGAGCTCGCCGGTGTCCTTGTCCCGAGCCGGCATGTCGGCATCGTCGACGTGGATCGCGCGCTGACGGAACGCCTGCATGGTCACGATCCACATCGCCTGGAGGATGACGTGGTCGATGCGGTCCAGGTGGGGCAGGTGCCGCTCGAACTCGCCGACGCCCTCCTCGTTGCGGTACCGCACGACCGGCATGGGAACGGGGATGGGCTCCCCTTCCTCGCCGCCGAGCTTCGGGTCCCACTCCCAGCCGGAGCCGGTGAACCGCACGCCGGACTTCACGGCCGACTTACGGGGCCGGAACGCCACCCACCGGCGACCCGTGGTCCCGTCCGGGCGGAACAAGTACGCCACGTCACGGTCGTCGACGTCGTCATGGAACACCTTCGACGCCGCCAGGATGATCGACTGACGCACCGGGTCATGGATCGTGATGACCTGGCGGGGGTCCTCCGCGGTAGCCGCCACCTGACCCTGGTACTTCGAGCCGATCACGTAGGCGTCACCGGCGATCATCGACAGCCGGTGCACGTCGTCCTGCTCGGTCTCCATGCCCGCGGACTTCCACAGGGCGTAGGCGTTCGCGTCCCCATTCTCGTCCGCACTGTCCGGGGTCACGATGCCGGTCACCCGCAGCCGGTAGCGCGGGGCCTTGACGATCATCTCCGCGAACGCCGTGCGCGCCGTGGCGAAGAACTGCCGGGCCGCAGCAGGGGCGTCCTTCAGGGCAGGCGGCAACGGCTGGGTGCCCTCATACCGGGCGAACAGCGGGTCGATGCGCTTGCGGCGCGTCTCCAACTTCGTAGAGCACCGCTGCATCCACCAGCCGGGGCTGTCGGGAGTGCGCACGTCGATCGGCACGGGCCCCCCTCTCGTTGGTCAGCGGATACGGCGCGGGCGGGTCGGGGGCCTCGGGACGGACGCCCCGGCCTTCACGGCGTCCAGGTACGCCTGCCAGGACAGGAGCCCGGCCATCGCACCGTCGAACTTCCGGTCCGGGTGGATCTTGCCGAGGATGAACAGCGGCCGACCCTCGTCATCGACGTAGGAGGTCGACACCTTCCCGGCGTTGCCGATGTGGCGGGGGAAGTCCGCGGCGTTGTGATGTCCCGGGACCCAGCCCATGGCACCGGACGCCTGGCCCTCCTGGTAGGCACGGATCGAGTACCCAACGATCTTGTAGCGGTTCGTCCACCACTCCTCGACCAGGCCCTCATGCCGACCGCACCACTCGCCGACCTCGATGATCCAGTACGGCGGGTCGGCGTACATCTTCCACACCTTGTACGTGGTGAAGATGTCCTCAACGGCCTGGTCGACCGACGCCGGGTCGATCTCCCACGTCTCGTCCGCGTCCAGCGACTTCTCCCACAGGGCGTACAGCTCCTGCGTCCCGGTAGCCACCTCAGTGAGCACCAGGGCCGTGGCATCGCGGCGGCGTGCCCCGTCGAAGCCGACCGTGACCAACGCGCCCTTGGGGATGCGCCCTCGCATCGGGGCGTCGGGGTTGCCCCCGATGTGGCAAAGGTCAGCCCAGCGCTTCGTGTCGAACGCCTGCTGCGCGGACTTGATCCACCGGTTCAGCCACACACGCTCGAGGTAGGCGGTGTCCGCTCCCGGCCGATCCCACTTCGACGCGATCTCGTCGAACTGGCCTGGACCCCACTCGCCCGCCGGGCCGGTGGCCTCAGCGACCGCTGCGATGCGCTCGGTCTTCACTGCCAGGTCGTGCCCGCCGTCATCGGTCCGGTACAGGTAGCACAGGTCCGGGCGCTCGATCTTGCCGTCCCGGATCATCTCGGCCTCGGTGTGCAGCTGCTCAGCCACCGACCGTTGGCCGAGCTCGCCGGCAGTCCCCACGTACAGCGACCATGGGTCGTCGAGCGGCCGCTTCGGCAGGTTCGCGTCCATCGTGGTGTGCGCCGCGATCTGGCGGGGAAGGAATAGGCGGTGCGGCTCGTCGAAGCAGTTCATCGTCGTGCGTGCACCGTCACGGGCGCCCGGGGAGTGCGACAGCGGAACGGCACGGCCGTCCGCGCGCCCCCACTCGTCCATGCGGATGATCCGCTCGAGCGACACGTCGAACATGTCCGCGTCGGGACCCTCTTCGCAGATGTACTTCAGCGCCCCGAACGCCAATTCCTCGACCTGCTCCACCGTGACCGCCAGCATCGGGATGTAGGGCGAACGCACCGGGCGGCCGACCGGGTTGCCGTGCGCGTCGAAGCCGTCACATCGGGTCGGCCCCTCGGGGTGCAGCTCGGCAAACGCGAGCAGGGCCATCCGCTCGGTCTTCGCCAGGCCCTTGCGGACGCTGTACCCGACCCGCTTGAACCGCCGCCGGCCCGCCCACGGGTGATGCTGCGGGAAGACCTCCGTCGCCCGGTAGATGAACGCCCGGAACTCCGGGTCGATCACGTAGGGCTGCCCCTGCAGCGAGCCCGGACCGTAGACCGCGCGCTCCTCGATCAGCGCACAGACCTGCGGGCCCAGGGTCGGCCACGGCTCCAGGTCCTGACCCGGCACCACCAGCAGCACGACTCAGCCCACAGCGAAGAGCCCGTTGCGCGGGTCGTCGCCCTTCTTCCGCTTGGCCGCCTGCGTCGTCGGCACCGCACGCCGCCGCTGCTCACCCTGCGCCTCCGCGGCCTCCACGTGTTCGATCTCCGCACGCAGCCGCAGCAACGCCAACGGGTTCAAGCCCAGACGATCCGACAGCATCCGCGCCTCGGTCGCGGCCTTCAGGTCGCCCTGCTCGGCCGCGATCTTCCAGCGCACGTACTGAGCAACCTCACGCAGCGCGTAGGACTCCTCCCACAGCACCGCCACGGGCATCGCCCACAGGTCCGCCCAGAGACCAACCTCAGCGTCACGCGCCTGCTCGATCTCGAGCTCGATCTGAGTCGCCAGCATCTCGGCCGTGTTCAGACCCCGGCGAAGCCGCCCCCTGGTGCGACCGTCCTCAGCATCGGCGATCTCCACCTGGAGCGCCGCGACCTTGTCCCGGTTGAACTCCAGCGCGGCCTGCGCGCGGGGGCTCGGCTGCAACGGCCACGGGGGGGCCGCCTTTTCCCGGCCCTTCGGGTTGAGGACGCGGAAGCCGGCCTTCGGGTTGTTGCGGCGAGCGCGCACGCTCGGATGCTTGGGGCTGGGTCCAGGCATGGTGACCTCCGTGTCGGAGAGCGCCAGCCGACCCCTGGCGGGTCAGCCGGGCGAGACGTTCTGACGGCTGTTGCACGAACGACACCTAACGGTCAGTGGACCCTTGCCACCACCACGCGCGACGGCCGTGACATGTGCCGCAGTCAGACTGTGCGACGGGTGCGGTGGGCGCTCCCACCCAGGGCACACCCACCCATGCTCGGCCACCCACGCGGCCACGACAGCGGCACGGCGAGCACGCTCGGCAGGGTCGCGCGCCAGGATCGAACTCGGCGACGGTGGACGCTTCGTGTGAGCCGGACAGTACGTCACGCCCATCACGCGCTCCGGGCAGCCGAACACCCCGCACGCCTTCGGAGCCCTCGGCATCAGGCCGCCACTGCGACCCGGGCACCCTTGGCGACGTTGCACCCAAGGTGCGCCAACTGCACGTTCCCCGGAGTGTGCGAACCGCCCCTCGACAGCGGCAGGATGTGGTCCAGCGACGGACTCAGCGTGTCCGGGTAGGCGACGTCCATGTCGACGGGCTCGCCGCACAGGCCGCACCGGTACTCGTCCCGCTCCGCGATCTCGTCTCGGATGACAGGACCGTCAACAGCGGTCGCCAACTTCAGGGCACGGCGCCGGTGGTATGTATCCCGGCGAGCGTCCGTCCACTCCTGCGGCGTCGTCGCCTCGCGGCCGAACTCCGACCGGCGCCAAGCCTTGTAGTGCAGCGGGCACATGCCCCGAGCCTTGAGCGGACGGTCGCAGGAGTCGACCGCGCAGGTCTTCGTCCGGCTGGTCGCGTTCGCCCGCTTCATGCAATCTGGCGTGCAGTACTTCTGACCACCCCGCGACGCTCTGGGCACGAACCTTGTTCCGCACCTGGCGCACGGCCTAGGCACCGACCGGCGCATGTCAGTAGCCTCGCGCGCCTCGGCGTTACGCCGGCCACGGTGCTTCTCGGTGTCAGCCGCTCGCCTACACGCCCTGGAGCAGTACGGGCTCTGCGGTCCGCACGCTGGCTTCGGTGGGCGCTCGCCGCCGCACCTTACGCAGCCAACTATGACCACCATCTACGAAACCCCAATCTCGTAGGAATCAGATCGAGCA